AGCGACGAAAGGATAGGGGTTTCTGTGGGGCTGATGTTGTAGATAACATCAGTCAAATCCTCACGCTGGCCTACAGCCGTGAAGGTCTGGAATGTACCTGAAGGAACAGTCATTTTTAACTCCTAAATCATAAGAATCGTTCAAATACCCTGGCAGCGTCTTGACGAGATCCCGTCTTCTTAAGCCGCGCAAAGTCCTGTTTTGCAGCCTCTGTTGCTATGGTCTTACCTGTCGCGTTCCCAGACCTAAGCATCTTGGGAGCCTCGGTAACCTTCTTGGTTACACCAGGCTTAGCCTTTTGCAGTTTCTGGTACTGGCTTGCCATCCACAACGTCAACACAGCACGAGAGTCTGTCGCATTTGCCAATTCAGCATCCGAATATCCGATGGACTTGGCAAAGCTCCGAAGTTCAGACCGTACCTTCTCACCCTTCTCAGGATGCGCGTAATCAGGAATTGCCTCGGCAACCCTTTTAGCTTCCTCAACAAGACGTCTCTCCATCACCGCTTCGTGCTCGGCCTGTTGCTCTCTAGCAATGCGTTGCTGTTCAGCGCGTAATTGAGCCAACTGCTTTTCTTGCTGCGTACGTTCTGCGACCTTGACCGCATAAGCAATCGGGTCGGTTTCCTTCAGACTTTCAATATCCTCACCATGCATCTGCTGTGACAGGAAGTTATCCATCACCTTCAGACGCTCTGAGTAAGCATCTCTCGCCTGCTTTGCTTGCTCGATTGCAGCTTTCTCGGCCTCGACCGTTTTTCTCTGCTCGGCAAGCTGATTAGTCTTTTTGTGGTAATCCGTACCCTTTTGGTAGCCTTCGATCAGTTCTTGGAGGGTCACCTCGCGTTCTTCGCCTGCTGCTTTTACGACAAAACGCTGTTCCTCCTCTTGAACTTCCTCTCCAGACTCCTCTGGCTCAGATTCACTGGCAACAAGCTCTTGCTCGTCTGGCTGGTCTTGAACTTGCTCCTGCGGAGGTTCGCCGCCACCCATCATCCCTAAGAACGCATTTGCTGCCTGTCCCACTGTCAAGCTAGTCCCTTGCGGGTTGCTGCCTTCCATAAACTAACCTCAATTCAAAATATACGAAACCGTTTTTTCACCATCTCGCCTTCAGCGGCAATAGCTTCCAAACGGGCTTTTACCTGATTGACTGCCCGAATCGACCCGTAAGCCTCTTCGCGTTTGTCAATCTCATCAGGATTGCTGTTGATGATACGCAAGATGTTGTCTTTTTCCAACTCGGCAAAGACCTCTTGCAGAAACTCATCGCCAAGTAAAGCCTTGGCTCGCTCCCATTTTGTCATAAGAGACTCTTAACCTTGTCTTTAGGTAGCCGTGATTCGTTGAGTGCTTTCAAAAAATCCTCGCCGTATTTGTTGACAGCCTTCTTACGAATGACGTATTCGCCGACCTGTAGGCTTCCATACCCATCATCAGGATTGCTTGGATTTGGCCCAAGTAAACCTTTGACTTTCCCGCCTTTCTCGTAAGCGATCTTGTCCTTGGTAACCTTGCCGCCATTCCACATACCCCCTTGAAAGGGTTCGCCACCATACGTTTCCTTAGTCTGCGACTCATAGGATTTTTGCAGCGCATCCTTATCAAAGACCCCAGGTTTGAATTCTGGCTTAGTTCCTGTGACAGCAGGAACCCCAAACTCTAGTGACTGAGGTAACAAACGGGTATATCCAGCCGCCCCTGACTTAAACATAAACGGAGCTTGCTGTGTTGGGCCTGCGCCGTAAAAGAAATCAGTTGTAGGTGCCTTTAGTGAAGTTGTACCGCCGCCAACAGTAAACGGCACAAAGTTAGCGGTCGGTATTTGTACACCACCCAAAGCCGCGTCAATAACGCTTGCAGGGACGTTCTGCGACATAGCGTATTGCCTGATCATCTGAGCAGATACGTTGGGATTGTCTTTGAATAGATTCTGTATATACGGAATCATTTCTGCGCTTGTGTACGCAGACAGTGGTTTTGTGTTGTTTACAGGCTGATTGACGGCGGGTTGTTGTACGGCTGGAGCTTTTGGGAAGTTAAGGCTTGCAACCAATGCAGCCATTTGGCTATCAGGAACGCCTTGTTGTCCTGCGAACACTCTGAACTCATCAGGTGTAATGTACTTGCCTGCCGCTTGCTGTTGCGCGATAAGGTTCTGAGCGAACGGGATCATCTCCGTAAACGTGTAGTCGGCCATCGTTTTGTTGACGATGTTCCCGTTAGCATCGAGTTTCTGCCAGGACTCAAGTTTTGGCGCAACAGGCTGTGTCACTTTGTTGATTACCTCTTGAATCGTTGGCGCTTTTAAGGTCACCTCGTAAGCGTTTCTTTCTGCCTCAGAACCAAAGGTTCTACCGTCAGACGCTGTATAAACCGGAGGAGGAGGTGGAGGAGGAGCCGGAGGTTCAGTGTACCCACCCCCTTGATCTGCTGGAGGTTCTTCAGTTCCTGGCTCAGTGGCAGACGAAGCAGAAAACACATCCGACACCGCAGCCTGTGCTTGGCTCGGACTAAAGCCCAACATATTCGTCAGGCCAAAGTAGAGCAACGTATCGGGGTTGGTGTTTGGTATCAGACCCTGGCTGCGAAGATACTGGATGTCCGCGCTATTCGGGTTTGAGAAATACTGATTGACAAACGCCCGAAGCTGATCCGTTGTATAGCCGTTATAAGTAGCCATGACTTACCCTGGTATCTCGATGTTAGAAGTAATACCTGCGCCTACCTTCATAGCCTTCATCTGAGCCTCGGCCTCGAACTCCATCTTCTTAAGCTCTAACTCGGCTACGGCCTTCTCTCTTGCAAGCTGGATGTCAGCCATTGCTTTCTGACGCTTGATCTCAATGTCTGCTTGCGCTTGGGCCATCATCATCTGGACCGCAGGATCTGGACCTTGTTGTTGGGGTTGTGCAAGGGCTTGATCGACCTCTTGTGTGACGGGCTTGAAGAACTCAGCAGAATCCGCAAACCCTGCCGCTTCAACCAGTTTGCCGAGCGTTGCGCGATATTGCGAGAGCGACACTAAAGGATTGTTTGGCCCCAACATCTGGAGCATCTGCTCTTGCTTTGAGAGGACCATGCTTAGCATCGCCATCTTTTGCTCGATGTTGCCTGTCCCAAGACCCACATTCACTGACACATCGTATTGGTTCGACCACTCTCTCGGATCGTACTGGACGTACTGCCCACGCATCCGAAGGATGACTGCCTTGTCCTGGTACTTGCATAAGAGATGTAAGAGTCCTTTGAATAAGTCTTTTACACCCGTTTCAGCAAAAACACGAGCGATAAGTTCGATCTTGCCCTGTGATGCTTGCGTGAGAGCCGCAATAGCCGCGGCAGTCACGTTCTGCAAGATGTTGGGGTCTAAGCCCTGAGAAGCCTCTGTGAGACCCGTTCTCTTGGCTTGTACCTGGTCCAGGTACTCTAAGAGCGGAAAGGCTTGCTGACCTACAGGAGGTGTTTGTATGGGGACCAGAGCGGCAGGATTCTTGAGCCTGACCACACCACCAGGTGTAACGCTTAAGAGGTCATCTAGGTTGACCTGACCTTCGACAGCACCCATTCGAGTATTGTTCTGAAGGTACATATTGTCCAGCATCTGCCTCGTTACAGTAGTCTTGATAAGCTGGAGATCGACTGTACGATCAGCAGGACAATCCCCAAAAAAGCGATGAGGTATCGGAATAGGGCAAATAGAGTAGAACGGAACGTAGTCGGTTTCTTCATTTGCAAGTATCTCGTTCCCAGAGAAGTAAACCTGCCTTAGCTCCGCAATCCCATCACCATCGTAATCAGTCTTTAGGTAGCACTCAAACACCTCAACCGTTTGCATCGACTTATCGAGACTGGGCTCCATGAAGGGCTGCTCGTCTCGGTTGTATCGAGCGATGTACTCAGCACTAAACTCAAGGTCGTTGTAAACCGGCAGGTTCATCACGATCTCAGGATCGAACCCCATTGAGACAAGATCCGACCTCGTGATGAGCTTTCTGTGCGCGACGAACGGCGTGTCTCTTACAGTCTTGCCTGCCTTGGAGATCAGGAACTCCTCTGGAGGCACGTTCTCGATCTTGACCTTGCCTGCCTTGGTCTTTTTCATAAGAGCCACGTTATGGACACGCATCACCTGACCGTCCATCTCTTGCTCTATCGTCTCCTGTCCTGCGATCTCCATCGTCCCATCAGACAGAAGCATCGCAAGTTCATCGTCGGTTAGGTTGGCGTACTGCTCCTTATTGACCGAAATAGAATCGTCCCAATAAGCCTTGACGATCCCGACCTTCTGAAGGATCGCGTCCTTGAACCAATCGTGCATGATTGCAATGCCTGGGTTTTGCTTCATCAGCACCCAGTTGCAGTATTCGGTAGCTTGTTCTGCCAAAGGCTCATCGCCTGGCCCTACGGGCTCAAAGACACCGATCTGATCCGCAGAGGTGAACAAACGCATGAGAGGCGGCAGCATCCCGTCCACAGCCTCAGCAACCTCACCCGTAACAATCTGAGACCTGCCCTCGACCTCATTGCCGTACGGATCTCGCATATACGCGGTAAGTGCGTTCTTGCGTTGCTCGACGGTCTCTGTCTCCAAGAAACCAATGGCGTTGTCGATCTCGCCTTGAAGGATTGCTTTTAGCCGACCATCATCCATTTCAGACCACCCAAGATACGTTAGGTTTCAGAGGCTTGGACCAACTCGTTGTCTCATTCATCCCGACCGCTAAATACCGAAATGCGTCTGCTGCGTGAGATGCCCAATCGTGAAGAGGTTTATCCCAGTAGACTTGACGCTTATCATCGTATTGTCTCCGATAATTGCGTAGCGCGTCCACACCGCGCTTAGTCCTGGGGTCGAACCAGCAATAAGGAATCAACCTTCTCACGGCTTGTATCCCATCGTCTACACCCATCCTTGGGACTATCGTGATGTTTAACCCTGCCTCTTGTAGAAGTTCTAGCCTCGATCTACCTGAGCCTAGCTCCCTAACCTGTACATCATGCGGAAGTAACTGCTCTGCAAGCTCATAGTTGTTTGTCCTGAGCCAGTTCACATACCAATCCAAGCCCTGCCCGTGGTTCTCAACAAAGTCAATAAGCCTTGTCTCTAATCCAACTCTTTGACAGACCCAGATAGCAGTGGAGTCGCCTATCCCTAGATCCCATGCTGCGTAAGTCTTGGCTATGCCATCTACAGGGATGTCATGGAACCTTTCAGACGGTAGCTCATTGAGAAGCTGTCCGTAGTACGCGCCTTCAATGGCTGAGTCGAAGGAGCACTCAAACTCTTGCAAATACTTATCGTCGCCCATCTCTGACCTGGCGGCATCGAGTTCAGATTTAGGGATAAGACCTGTCTCTGACGCTCTGAACTCAAGCATGGCCCAATCGTTATGCTCTGCTGCATGGTCTCTCAGGGTCTTAAAGTGATTTGCGCCTTTAGGGGTTCCGAGGAAGAGAGCCCATCCCATCCTATCGGACAAGGCTGGACGAACCACCTCCGACCAGATACGAGGGTCTTGATCGCCAAATTCGTCGAATACAACCCCATCGAAATACTGTCCTCGCAGAGAGTCTGGGTTATCAGATCCTGCAAGCTGAATCCTTCTGCCCCAGAAATCAACCCGTAGCTCCGCAATATTCGCAGTGGCGTTGAGGGGCTGTGTAAATTTGAGGAGATAGTCCCAGATAACTCGCTTGGTCTGAGAATAGGTAGGACCGATGAACGCATATCTCGGAGCCTCCTTGTTGTTCTCTATCGCTGCTCTTATGAGATGGTTGACAGCACTTACCGACTTTCCCATACGTCTGTGCGCGACAACAACAGCAAAACGCTTGTCTGATAGCGCATTGTGGATCTTTAGCTGCTGCTCCCTTGGTGCATAAGGGATGACTATTCGGGTTGCGCCCATGACACTTGCATCTGAACAGGTTGACCGTCAGTTCCCGTTACCTCTGTTCGCGCTAATTTAGGTATGTGGTACTCGATTGCTCTCAGATAGATGTCGCAAGCCTTCTCTGGACTCTTCTGAGCCACTTCATCGAGCCACAGTGCAAACCTCGGAGCGTTCATCTCAGCCATTTTCGCAATGGCTTCCCTCACCGCAGCAGTGCTTTTGTTAGGCACTCCCTTCTGCCGACCCATGCCAGCAGCAGGAGGTACTCTCTTTTCACCATCACTCAATACTTTGTTGTTCATTCGTTGTTTGTTTGCAACAGATTACTGACCTAATAAACCTGATCTCATAAGCTCTTCTTCGTCTATGACTACAGGCTTACCGTTTATCTCCATGATACGCACTTTAGATTCTTCGCCTGGGAATACAACGAAGTTAGATGTTCCTTTACCAGTGCCGCGTGATCCTTGGTCGAGGTAGCGGATGCCAGGTATGCCAGCTTCGCGCAATGCTCGCGCAGCCTCTCTTGGCCCTCCTTTCACGGCTTCAAGCATACCTAAAGTACCCCCGCCGGTTTCGATATTTGGCACTATTTGCGTTGCTTTAACAAAGTTAAGAAAATCTTTGGCAACAGGAGCAAATGGCCCTGAATCTGGTGATATGCCATAACCTAATTGCATACTTTTTAATACGCCAGCAACGTGTTTGAGTGATGGAGACTTCTCTACAGAACTAGCGTCTTTCAACAAATCATACTTCGCCCAATCTGCAATCCCTGGCTGCTCCGCAAGCACTCTAATTTTTTCTGCCGCAATTTTTGGTATGTTTTTAAGCTCATTTAACAAACCACTACTATTTAGCGCGTCCTGCACTGCTTTGGGCTGCTGACTTAGCGGCTTATCCCAATCCAGCATCTTTGCTATTTCTTCGTCTGGTAGATCTGCTTTGTAAAAAGCACCTTCTGGTGGCTTAGGCAGTCTGGCGTCAAGTTTTTTCATTGCTGATATAGCACTATCTGACCAAGTTTCACCACCTAGCCTTGACCACTCGTAACCATCAGCCATCTGTTTTGTTAAATTGACAATTTCCTTATCGTTAGCCAATTGAGCAACTTCTGGGTATTTTTTAAGCTCTCCAATGACATCTTGTGTCGTTTTATCCTTACCCAAAGAAGATGCAATGTTATTAATCCAATCTCTTGGGTCGTTTCCTTGGGTCAAGTTCACCTGATAAGACTTTGCAACACCAGGATTTTCCGCAAAGTACAACCCATGCCCATAAACCTGAGCGCCTTCGCCTGTACCGATCTTGCTCGCATCAAACTTACTGAACTTGT